CCCATCAACCTTTGATTAATCTGATTTGTAATTGCCTGTTGATACGGCGCCGTTACACCAAACTCTCTCTCCGCCTGGATCTGCCTGAGTGCCCGGTCAACTTCACGTTGACGTTGCTCTTCTTCAAAACGTTGTTGAACTAACTGAGCTTGTTGTTCTTCAAAAGACATTCTCTTTCCAAATTGCTGAGCACCCTGACGTTGAGCCAATTCCCTCAAAGCCATTTCCCTCGCAAACTGCAGCGCGTCTTGTTGCCGTCCTTGCTGATTAAATTCCATCTGTTGCCTAAATTGCTCCCCAGCCATTTGCTGTTGAGCCGCTTGCAAATCCAGCCGGCGGTTACCTTGTTCAATCTCCGCCTGCTGACCCCTCCGTTGTGTAATAAACTGCAAAATCTGCATGGCCTGAGCCATTGGATCCATTTGTTGTGTTCTCATAAATCGTCAATTTCAATTCCCCCCTCTGTCGAATCTTTATCCAGCGTAACCAGATCACTCAGCGCTCGCTGAGCTTCTTTTATTGGTGGAGCCAAATTACCCTCCACATTTCCCACAAAAGTCTGAGTCAAGCGATTAACCTCAATCATCGCTTGCAAAATCAAAAACTCTGCTCCGTTCTCAGTCCACCAATCTGTAGTCGCACTACTAGACCAATCGGTAAACCAGAAAAACCCATCAACAATAATCGTTCGAGAGGTTGTCGTGGCGGGATGAAGATAAAAGTTATGACCTTCGATAATAACATAAGTTTGCCCAAGTAGTGGGTCCAAACCCCATGAAGGATCAGAGTCGGCCAAATACCGCTGAGTAGTCTCAAGCGGAGCTGCGCGGTAGTCTTCCCGAGAATAAAGCCGAGAAAGTTGATCCTGAGTGAGAACTTTCAACGTGCGGTCAACACCGCCGTAAGCTCCATCACTAGTCGTTCCGCTGACTCGTTCATACCAAAATTTAATCTTCCTAGCTGTGCCGGCGCCAGAAAACCAGGTTGGATTGCGCCAATCGGTTGCTGAACCAGTGTAAGAAAAGTGCCCTCGCTTGCGGCAAATGGAAAAATCATGGAATTTCTCTGCCACCTTCCTTGCATTATTGAGCGCAAGTAGTAGCAGATCAATTTGTGTTGCGCCAGAGCCCACAACAAAACTATCTGTAGTCTTGTGAAGGTTGGCAGCAATAACTTCTTTAATTTGTCCAATTGTAGGCATAGCGAGGGCACTAAGGGTTACTGCTTACGCGTGACCGCGAACACCAAGACCGCCAAAAGGCTTGTGCTTGGTCTTGGAGCGATCATAGTTAGGCGTTGGCCCAACCGTGCGGCTAGAAGATTCACGAGCGCCGGGCTCAAGCATCTTGGTTTCTTTGACATCTTTGGCTCCACTAGGGGAACCATCATAGGACATAGACGGAATTTTCATGTTTTTGATTTGATTGAATGCCCGTGATTAAAGGCTCACGGGCCGAAGCCTTATTGATTAAACACCCCAAACAGTCACTCGGAAAGTCCCAGTAACATCAGCAGGATCGTCGCGATTAGCGTCGGTTGCCTGCGCAGGATTATAGAAAAACAGCTTAGAACCATCATAACTCGGGCACGTATGCAGTGCCAAAGCATCGTCAGATTTCTGAGCCATCGAGGAAGACAGCAACTTGGTGAATCCCAAGGTGGAAGCGTCGACGGTATTCGACGCCCCACCCTGAGAACTCAACACCAATGTAAGCTGCTTCACCTTGACTTGATACGGACTAGCCACGACAGAATAGCCGCCTGTAACCGTCACATTGTCAGAAGTAAGAGCAGCCATACATTAAACGGTAAGACCCGTCACGCCCTCCAGGTAAAGGTGATTTTCAGGAGCCTTAACTTCAAGACCACCTTCACCAAGGAACTCGTCCTTGCGACCGTCTTCGTCATTGTTCTGACGATTCTTCAGAAGAGTGATTTCACTATCCTGAAGATCCCACCACTTAAGGCAGCCAACGTCAATCACAAACCCGCTCGAGCGCAGCGAAGTGCGCTGGAACAACGGATGGGACTTAAGATAAAGCGTTCCCCACGGACTTTCCCACATATTAATGGTCATGCCATAGGACTCTTCCTTAGTCTTCAGCGTCGTGGTTTTGATCGACTTCAGAGCGAAATACTGCTGGAACACATCGTAGAGTGTCGGTCCACAAGTGACCAATTTCTCAAACGAACCGTCCGAGGTATTTTCAAACGCACGACGAACAAGGCCTTCAAGCTGGGAGCAAGTGATTGAACCGTTGACTTGAATAACGCGTTTCTTCTCCTCGGTCTGCCACGATGACGAAGTAATGGCAGATTCACCGTTGCGGTAGAGGAAGGAACCACCGTTAGCTTTCTCGTATTCCTTCAGGAACCAAAGGATACCACCCATCTGGCGACGAGAAACGGATTTGCCATTTTGATTCATAACGATCTGACTTCCGCGATTGGAGAAGAGAAGTGCCATCTCGATCGCCTCAGTGAGACGAAGGGAGGCTTGCTTGACTGCACCGCGGTAGACACCAGTCTTATCAAAACGCTGTCCAGCTTTGAGCGCGTTACGAGAAAACGGACCAACGGTTTCACGGAAGATCTGAGTGTAGTTCTCAGGTTCAATCGGGAACTCGTAGCCACCTTCGCGGGAACGGTCACCTTCAGCAGCGGACTTGCCAACGTTCATGACAGTGATGTCATTAGCATCAGTATCATTGGAAACCGAAGCAACCGTTTCGGTCGAATAGACGACAATGTAGTTGCTAGAAGTATCCAGCGCAGTGACGACGCCCTGAAGATCAAGGTAAGCAGACGCAGCAGCGTTAGGCACGCGCTTAATCCACACAACGTCATCAACGCGGAACTTGCTCGCGTCGTCGACAAAGACACCGTAAGATGTGCCCGAGGTCCAGGAGAACCCAGCGGCAGCCTGGGAAGCGGCTACGGCAGAATCCGTAAACGGACCGTTGCCACCACCACCAAGGCCTCCCGAAGTAGCAGTCAGACTTTCCGCATGTGCGTGAGCCTGCTCAAACCAGGAGAACTTAGGTTTATCGGTTTCTTCACTGTCCATAAGAGACAGGAGGTAAGCAAGAATCGCCTTACCCTGCGGATATTTCCAGAAAATCTGGCGAACGGCCTTTTCAGAGTAACGAGACTCCAAATCGGCGGAAGACATTAGACCTAACATGTTGTTTTAATTTTGTTTGATTGTTTCAGAGGTATTCTGCAAAACTAGCCGCGCCAGTCTTTTGCTGATTCGATTGTCGTCCACCTCCAGAGAACGACTGTCGAGGAGCAAAATTACCCGCCTGCCGAGCGGAGTTGGCTTTAAGAGAAAAGTTCGGATCAACAGTCCGGATCATATCCCTGGCAACAAGAGCAACCTGTTTCTGTGCATCGGATTTACTCTTTGGGATATAACCACTTTGCTGCACCGCCTGGAGCGCCTGGCGAATAACAGCATCTTTACCGGCCAGCGCGGGGAACTGGGTCCCAATGTGCTTCACAAACGTTCGAGTCTGCTGTTCTTGCACAAATTGTTGCTGAGCCTGGATTTGCTGCTGAAGAGGAGACAGATGATCTGTCAAATCCTTCTGATACAGAAGCTGCGCGGACGTAACAGCATACTTAGCTGCACCGTCAACAAGAGCCTGAAGCTGACCAATAATAGCCTCTGGCGACGCTTCAGGATCGCGCAAAAGTTTAACGATTTCAGGCGAAACTTTAAACCGATTAAGTTTAGCATCCAGTTCTTCTGGAGACAGTTCGCGCGGAGTTTGTTGCGGCTGAAGTTTCATAGCCGTCTGAGCGGCAAGTTCAGCAATTTGTTGAGGACTAAGAGACGAAGCACTAGGCTTCACGTCTGATTTTTCCTCGTCGTCGTCCTCATTAAGAGGCTCGTCGTCATTAAGCGGAAGTTCATCTTCCAATTCAAGATCATCTTCACCAGGAAGATCATCGTCAAGGTTACTTGGCATTGTTTTGGTTTTCTATTTGTTGGTTAAGATCTTCCCGCATTGTAGCGGGCTGATCGAGAAATCTTTTCAGTTCTTGAAGTCCACCCAGAGCTTGCTCGCGTCTAGCAAAACTAGCAATCGAATCTGGGGCAGACTGAACTAAGGAACTAATTCCAGCGTCATAAAGATCTTGAGCAATAGCTCGAAAAATCTTAAACACTTCATTATTCTCAAGCTGCTGCAGGGAGAGCAGGAGCGACTCCGCTTCCTGGCGGGACAATTGGTGGGTTTCCATTTTGAATCATTGGTTGAGGTGGAAGTTTAAACCGATCAAGATTCTTCAACCCCCTAAGGGCAAAAGCCTCTTTGACCATTTCGGCAAGATCAAATCCGGCACCCTGAGCAACCTCAGGATTAGACGCCAGCACTCCAATAAGCTCCTGAAGCGACTGTGCCATATAGTTCTTCTCAGAAGACAGCGTGCCATCATAGCAGAAATAATCCTCATTGCCAAGAAGCTCCAGTGAATTCTGCGGATGAAACCGATCATAAGTCTCGATAGCACTTTCTCCGAGAATCTTCTGATAAGTCTCAAAGCTCATATCTTGCCGGCAATTCAACAACATCTTCCTCCCCTGAGGAGCAAGACCGTCGATCCACACAGTGGCAGCGATCAGCTTCATTCTTGAAGCCGCGCCAGCATTTGCTGCACGGTTCTCAGTGGCAGATCTACGGCCAGAAGCCACCTGGCCCATGGAGTTCTCATTAACCCCACTAACCACCTGCATCATTTGCATAAGACTTTGAACGTCCTGCATATGCGTAACCGTTGGATCGACGGTCTTAAGCTGGCTAATAAACGCCTGAACGCCCTGATTATACGGGGCATTCTTCCTCAACATGATATACTTATTACCCGCCGTCAGTGTCGAAACATCTACAAAACTAGGATCAACAACAAATCGACCCTCAATATTCTGTCTCACCGCTGTCACACGGGCATTAATCAACCACGTAATAACCTCTTGAAGAGGATCAATGAGACTTGAAAGTGAATCCGAAAGCTCAGAGTGTTGATCCGGTGAAAGAGCCAAAAGATCATAAGTAAACTCACCATGCGGAGCATTCAATGGTTGAGCGGAAAGAATCCTCTGATCATTTGCCAACGCAAACACCCAAATCTCCTCTTCTTTAGAATCACTCAATTCATAGTCCGCTGGCACAATCTTCTTCTGCACATTAGACAGACAAACCATAAAATCCCCCTTAGATTCCCCCGTGCGGGTCATCTTCGGATCAACATTACCCAGCCGTGTACCTTCTTCCCTTCTCCTCCAAGCATCAACACTAAACGCCGTCACATACTTCGTCCCTACCAATGACCCATCCTTTTCCATTTTGCGGAGGTCTTGGAAGTGATACTCGGTCTCGTCTGCGGCAAAGCGGCCTTGTTGCCACTTGGATAGAGGCAAGCGGGTGTCGTAGAAGAAGTTATAGGGAGAGATGTTATCGACTTCATTGCCCTCATAGACAATGACTTCGTCTTCCTCAGCAGAAGATTCATCAAGTGAAAGCGAAATACCCTGCAAACCAGCGAAGGGAATTTCAATCTCAGGAGACTCGCGCTTGAGGATTCGTGAGTCATAGCGCCATGAAGTTTTCAAAACGCCCAGCTTAAACCGAGCCATGTCAAGAAGGGCTTGGACCAGTTTAGAATGGAATCGAGTCTGACGTTCTTCTCGTTGAAGAATCGCTTGGCAGGCTTCACGAATGGGACCATAGTCTTCTGGGCCGGTGGCTTCGAGTTCGAAGATAGATTCCTTTTGAGTATAGGCAAGAAAGAGAAACGTGACCAAGGTGTTGACCTGAGCATAGGAAAGAGGGACAGTCATCTTTTCTGGCTCGCCCTTGCGACGCGCACGGTGATCGCTGGCATCAGCAGTGCGCAGGGAGCGGTAGGTATCGAGAGCTTTGTCCCAGGCTTCATAGTTCTTAGCCATGTGACCCCGCGAGCGGTTAAGATCCGAAACGATAGCTTTGCAGAGTTCATCCAGCTTTTCGTCAGGGATCTCGGCTTCGAGACGTTTTTTAATTTCTGGGGTCATAGTTTATGCTGCAAGCTGTGTAAGTCCACCGGAAGAAAACCCTGTAAGATCAAGACCAAACACACTGTCCCGAAGTTTCTCTTCATTAAACTTTTCCCGTCGCGTATCGACCCACTGAAGGCCAACTACGCAGGCGCGGTAGAAACATTCCATCATGTGATCGTTTTTGTCAACAGGTTTTTCCTTATCTTTATCCCAACAATAAGTATAGAATTCTTTAATCGTCTCTGAGCAAGAGCTCATGAAAAACAAGTTATTCTCCCGAACCAACTCCTGTTTTGCCTTCTGAATCCCCGTGGACAGCTCCTTCGGCGCGGGCATAACATTCAATCCGTTTTCAATGAACACATCCGCATAGCACCGTCCGTCCACCGGATTAGGAATAAACGCAATCGGATCAACGCAAATCTGCCACGGTGTTCTACCTTTCAACACCTTATGAATCATCGTGCACAAATCCTGAATATAGCACGCGGAGAAAACCTCCTGATAGCAGAAACTCTGCCCTGTCGGCGCGGTAGCCCAGAACTGCACCGCGTGCGGAGTCCTCGGATGCGGATCAATAAACACCCGAATTGTATAATTATCCGGCGGCTCATCATAATCTTTCCACCCATGAGGAAGCTCCACCTGCACATGTTTCTCCTGATCAAACTCCGAATAAACCAGTCCCTGGGAATTCTTCGGCAACCCATAAATCCGACTCGCCCTCTCACTCTCAGACAACTGTTTAGCAAAAAGATCAATTTCATGCCGATCCAACGTCGCATTATCATAGCTCGACCCCGTCATAATCCAGCACTCCGGCTTCTTATCCCACGAATAACCCTCCTCAAACTGGTTCTTCATCATCTTCACCGGAAGGAAAAACTCATTAATCCACTGCTCAGCAATTGGCGTGCAAGTGAACCAGGCCGAACCGCCTGTATCCATCAATCCACGACTAACCGCATTCCACATCCCCTCCGGAATCGGCTCATCCACATGAATCCAATCCCACTGACTTGACTCAAGCCCCATAGGATTAGCCATATAACTCCTCACCGTGTCCAACTCAATCGTCGAAACCGTCCCCCAAATATTCTTCACCTTAATCACATTCACCTCGCCAGCTTGGTTCTTCACCAACTGCTCAATCCTATCCTTCGGCAAAAACGACATCAACTTCCCTGTCTCCGGGCTCGTGAAAATTTCCCGCGCCTTATCCCAGTCAGCGACCAGAATCACCCCCTTCGTAGCTCTCCTCGGTATTCCCAGATGACGGATAGGATCACCTTCGGGGAGCCATAGGCGAGCACCGAGGGCAAAGGCACAGTCCTCAGCGGAACCACAGGTGGATTTGCCGAATCGGTTTCCAGTGCGGAGGTAGCGATACTTGTAGTTGGCTTGATGGAAGAGAGCTTGCTTAGGCTGAGGACGATAGGCAAAAATGCCATAGTTTTTACGGAGTTCAGCTAAACGACGGAGGGCCTTGAGCTTTTCCTGTTGGTCTGGGTCTATGGGAGTCATAGTTAGATTTCAATTGGGCGGGAGATGCGAGGAGGAATTACTTGATGGCGACGATAGTAGAAGCCACCGTCACGCTCGGTGACGATAAGTTTACGGTAGTGCTTGATCCAAGAAATTTGATTCGTGGCTGGGAAGATAGAACCTTGAGACCAGACGACTTCGCGGGCATTTGGGGTGCCAAAGTCGTCTATGCGACGTGCGGATAGGTAACGCTCAGGAATAGTGACTGTGTCGTGGATGCAAGTGAGTGAATTTCTTAAGCCAAGGACGTTGTAGAAAACGTTATTAGGACGAGGCTCAACCGCAAAGAGGGTTGTAATCGGGACAGGAGAAAAGAACTCTTCAACGATGTGTTTAGTGTTAAACTCTCCTCCGTTGATTAGGATATACCTATCCATGATGCGTTTCATCTGGATGCGGTTTGTTGTTGCCGTTGTGCCTGAGGTTCCAGTCTCGTATTCTTTTTCAAGAATAACTTCTAAGGCATAGAGCGACAAGAGCCAATCTGGCCAATAGGTGACTTCGTTAATCTCTACCGCGGGCTTGACAACTTGAAGAGCCTCTGTGGGGGTTTTATTCTTCAAGAAAAGAAAACGAAGATTATTGCCTTCTTTTGACATTTGCTCCCGATAAATGTAGCTCCCATAGCCCTGAGTTATCGCGTCTCCCTTTGGCGGATTCTCTGACGACATAAAGTTTTCCAACGTCGTGCCGGCGACAAGAGTCGTGCTTGCGGTAAAGAACGACTCTCGGACATGAAGAATCAGACCGCGGTCATTAACCGTGCCTTCAATTGGAAACACCGAATAGAAAACTTTTTCAGAAGAAGCCATAGGTTATGCAGCAGGTGAATAAATTAACTCCCGACCTGGCAGAGCTTGGACAACACTCTGATAGCCATACTGGCTCACAATGATGTATGCTCCATGAAGTTCTCCGTTGTGACGCTTTAATGGTGTAGCTTCTAGCGTATCTGACGCGCGGACATTACCACCAGAAGCAGATAGACCAGCTGGGCCAGCTGTAACAGCAGTTGGAACGATTGCAACGCCTTCACCAAAAACATCACTATGTTGAGTTTCTGCCCATGAATTTATGCTGTTCGACGCAAGACCCCAAATACCTGCCGCGTGGGAGGAATGCAAATTCCTCCACATACCCATCGCATAAGCCAGTTCAACGATCGCTACTGGACTAAAGCCAAAAACCATCGCAGTAGTCCCTGTGACCGAAACATCCGTAGTTGCATTTGCTGCTGAAGTTGTCCACACACCAGTAGTGCGATTAAACGAGCTTCGCATCAAATTTAACTTCGTGGGATAACCTGTTGACTTCTGCACCGAATGAACAAACGACCCCAATGGAATACCAGGACCCATAATAGCTTGTCCTGGATAAACGACCGAAGCCTCCGCAACAGAGATAAACGTATTCCCAGAAGTAACATCGACTTCAGTGAGTTCAACAGGCTCAAGCACATTTGCCACTGTGCGCTCGGTCCCATAACTATCGTAGTATTTAAAATTTGCAGGCATAGATTATTTTCCTTTAAAACTTGACCAACCGCCCAATCGAACACCCAACCAGCGAAACCATGCTCGAATTGGATTCACTCCCTTGCATCTAAGAAGTTCATAATAAACTTCATCCGCTTGCTTACGTGTAACAGGAAACGTTCCTCCCCTATTCGTATAGCTCCCGTGACGGTAAAGCCAATCATGAACACAAGCCGCTCGCTTACTTTCCCCGCGTGGACGGGACACAGAGAACAAAAAACTAGGAATACTTTCTTCAAACTCGAACCCTGCAGGGATAATAATCACCGCATTGAGAACAGCCGAGAAAACTTGAAGCCCATCCATTGTTTTAAGCCGTTGAGTCTCACTGCCCTCGGCCACGTCTTCAAAACGAGTATTCGTAAGAAAAGCTGCCTCAAGAACTTTCATGTGTGTTCAGCGATAATTTTACCACTTGTCAGCGTGAGAGTCGTAAACAACATCGGGCGATAAAGCCCCGCGGGAAGCGTAAGAGTCTGAATATCCGTGTCGCCGTTATACCCAGGTTCAAAAGCAATCGATGCAATAACCGCATCTTCGAGAACCTGAATACCCGAATACTTCCCAGTGGCTAGTGCATTAGTATCTGCCACCACGGTAAATCCACTGTCTGAAAATTGTCTCTTATTCATAAAACAAATTTGGCCCTCGGTAGTTGTGAATTACCGAGGACCCTTGGTTAATTGTTAAGCAGCGACTGATTTGATGACCGCAAAGTTGATGACCGGTTGTTCGGCAACAAGAAGTGAGCCAGGAATAGATTCAGAATTTTGAAAGTTGAGAGCCATGATGATTAGGATTGTTTTGAGTTTTTGAGTAGGGTTTCTTCGAGGCGTTTAATTTCCTCAGCTGGATTTTCGGAGATTTGATGATTGGTGTGATGGACAAAATTAGTGGCCTTCCCGCGGTAACGATCAAGAACATCCTGGGCGGCCCTCTGTCGAACTTGGTCAGAGGTGGAATTTTGCATCAGATCCAGCTGGACAATGACTGCTGTAGAGGCAGCAGACTTAAGCATCTGGGTGATGTCACCCGAGAATTCATCTTGGATAATTTGATTGACGTTAGCTTGAAACCATGGTTGACGGAGCCAATTAGAAACCGTAGCCTCAGCCACACCGAGCTCAGCGGCAATGGTTTTAGACTTGGCCCCAGAGGCAACCATAAATGCCGCTGTGCGATGGATGGCTCGCTCTTTCTGAATCTCGACCTGAGGTGGCTTGGCTCCGTGGAATGTGGGAGAAAGCCCCGAGCGGGGTGGGAGAACGTCCTGGATTTGAATATCAGCGGGAACATTTTGTTGATTCAACGCAGCAGCGCTGCGCGGTCCAGTGATTGCATCTAGGCCTTGGATGTTGAGAATCATGGCAGTGTAAAGCGAATACGTGAGCGGACTTGAGAAACATTTCTATTTCCTTCACAAACCATTCCACCCGTGCGGGAGCCCTTGGAGTTTGAATTACCTTCAATGGTTGTGAAATTTCCATTTTTATCTGGAGCACTTTGAGCAATGCCGATGTGGGAAAACTTAAAAACAATCAAATCACCTGGTTGGATATCCCTGCCCGGTGGCTTGCGGGTTTGAGTGGTTGAGTCCTGCGCGAGAGACCAGCGTTCAAAGTCCCAAGCTCCAGCAGTGCGAGGGCGCTTGAAACCAGAGGTTTCCTTGGTGCCGGTTTCCTTAATTGCTTCCCGTATGCACCAGCAAACAAACGCAGCGCACCAGGCACCCCAGTCTTTCTGTTCCAGCCAGGTGGCTTTCTGATACTCATCTACTCGAGGTCCGCGGTTGGACGAGCCGGTTTCCTTTACCCCGACTTCTTTCTTGGCGATTTCTAAAAGAGATTGGACAAATTTGGTCATAAAGTTAAACGGTTAATTATTTCCCCGAATTAGTTGCATAGATTTGAACTTCACGAAGAAGAATCTCTTTAGCAACCTTCTCCCAGTCTGTGTTCTTACAGCTGGACAAAAGACAAACAGACAAAAGCAAAGTTGAGATTTTCATGGCTTTCTATTGGCTAAAATAACCATCCACCACAAAAGGCAAATACACCCGACAACAATCCAGCCCAGTGGTTCATTGATTGTTATCTTCCCTAATAAGAGAAAGTTCATTCGGTTGTTCCAGTTTACCAAAAATATCATTGGTCTTTGGTGTTGACCTATTAACAGTAAGCCGGCCCTTGATGTGAGCGAGTTCTTCGCGGATAGCTTTGACTTCTGAGCGGAGTTCTTTGACGGAATCAAGAAGGACTGATTGAACTTCTACGCGGGTGGCGAGGGCTTGGACGGTGGAGTTGAGCTGCTCCAGTTTACCTGGAAGGGGCTGGACAGTGGCCCACCAAGAGCCGATGCAGGCTATCCAAAGGAAGAGCTGCCAAGGAGTTACGCCGAGGGATTTGAGATTTTTTTGAAGGGCTTCTGTGCTCATGGTGTCTGTTGGGAGAGGACTGAAGCAAGTGTTGGTTTGTCTGGGATAAGCCGGTTAAGCTGAACTTCAATGGCGGTTTGCGTGGCAGTCACGACGAATTGATTGCCCGTCTGCGCGGCGGCAGCGAGGGCGACGCAATATTCCATCACGGTTTGGCGCTGTTGGGCGGGGTTCATGGCGTGATTTTATCTTCGACGTGTTGAATAAGTGCCACGCGGTCGTCGTATGACATCGCTTTGGCTCCTTCAGCCAGACGCTGCACCGCGAGATCGAAAAGCCGCTTGGCTTCACCCTCGATGAGGCCAGTCATCACCAGGGCTTCAAATTCGGCATCCTCGATGGAGTTGAGTTTGGCGATCTTGCAGTGGGAACTCTTGAGTGAATCAAGAGCGGCGCGTTGTTCGGTGGTGAGAGTGGAGTAGTTCATGGAGATTGTATTTATGCAAAAAGACCGAGGGATCGCAGACCAGAAACAATTTTTGACAGAGTGTAGCCATCAAAGGTTGAGTCCTCGGTAACAGTGCTGGACCACCCGGCGCTAAAAGCGGCACCGGAAATAGCAGTTGTTATTTGGGGCTGTGGCGCGGCGGAGAAAAACCCTATTCCATCATCACCAACAGACAGCCGGACATTGCCCGTGGAATTCGACAGTTTGACCATACCGCCATTAACGCTTCCGGTCCCGCCAGTGAGCACAAGGTCAGCCCCGGTGCCAGTGGTGACATTGTGAGCCTTGATGGTTTGGGTTGTGGCAGTGGTGGCGTGGTCGTCCCCCATTTGGAGGATGGCGGCAGCGGAACGCTTCAAAACAAGGTCCGAAGTAGCTGCGGGTATGTCGTTCGTCCAACGCACACTGCAAGCGGAGCCAAGGTTGAGGCCGGGCTTATACGCTCCCCCAATACCTGTCGAGTTTACGCTTTGCCCGTGAAATATCAGCATCCCAACATCGCTTCGCCGCCACACGGTGTCTTGTGAGTCACCGTTGAGCCGCAGTGATCCAGCCTTATCCAACTTGAATTTGCTGCTGCCCCCCACCTGCAAATCAAACAGTAGGCTTGATGCGTTGCTCGCGGTGTCAGTGATGTTGAGCTTAACGGCTGTTGGGGTGCCTGACGTGTTCCACGTTCCCGCGAGGTCGATCATGCCTGTAGCATTGCTGCCAGTCAGTGAATACCCGGTCGAAGTCAGCACCGCTGCGTTAGCGGTGCCTTGCGTGATGACCAAAGCACCCGTCATGGTTCCACCCGCCTTGTCCAGCTTAGCCGCTAGCGCTGTCGTCAACGCACTAGTTGCAACCATTGCGGTTCCCAATTCGTCCCGTGTGATTGATCGACCCTTAGGTGTAGACGCAGAAACATCAACGACAGGAAACAAATCTCCTGAAGCCGTGTTAGAACCAAGAATAGCCGTAGCGGCTGTAATAGCAAGATCAGACATAATTAATCAAGTTGAAGGTAATACCCAGTCTCCCACATCATTGTCTGCCCTGGCTCCCACAGCCAGCGGTCAGGCGCGGGTGGAGCCACCGCCCCGAAAACTGTATTCGTCTGAAGGCCTAAGTGAAGTCCGAACATAATGGGTAATTGTGGAAAACGGATAAGAAATGGGAAGAGTCAGAGGAAGGATTCAACCCGGCGGTGCCGGGCTGGTTACTTTTTTGTCGAGTCTCGAACGAAGAAAATCGTCGGAGGGATTTGAGAGGGAAGTGGTTTCACCTGTGGGCGGGCGGATTTCATAACATATTCTAACCGCGTTCGGGAGAAAAGCAAGCGGGATGAATTTATAGAAACCCCGCTGGGCGGTGGAGCGGTTAACCGACAAACCTCTCATACCCTCGAAATCCATTTCCGCCAGAATTTAATTTTGAAGTTAATTCTCCGCGCGTGCGTCCGTGATATAACTACAACCCCAAGGCCCCGGTGGGCAAAGGGAACCCCATTGAGATTGAGTCTCAATAGCGTTAATTGGGTATTGCGATTTAGTCTCATTATAAAATGCGAGGAAAGGGGAAAAAAGGCTAGACGGAAAGGGGGAAATGTGCTACAGTATGGCTCGGCCTAAAACAGGCCGGCGGTCAGATGGGGTCGGGAGCCCCCAGTGACTGATAGCGGGAGGGTCTCGCGAGGTTCTTTGAAATTGATGAATGACAGCTAGGCGATAGCAAGCCTAGCGTGTTGAGTGATTCCTTAAGCACGTTGCTTAGGGCATCACTCAACCACGTTAGAATTGTTAAAACTATGAAACTCATTGTTAAAGGCAAAAGTGAAAAGGCTCCGTTCCGCGTTGAAATCCCTCAAGATGAACTCGTCGAGGTTC